ACCTCTATTTGGTTATGGACCAGAAGATGATATGTTTCAAGACTTCACTATGCATCCACAAGATATGGATATTGTGTGTAGAGAAGTTCCTATATATGATGACTATATTGATATTGTTGCATCTCAGATGATACAGAAATCAATACCAGGCAAAAGTTTGAAGTGGGTTGTATACGAACTCAATACAAATAAGATTATTGGTTTTATTCGTTTTGGTTCTCCTACTATTAATAGTAAACCACGAAATGAGTTTTTAGGTAAACCACTTGATACAATGAATCAAGAAGTCATGAGAAGATTTAATAATTCTTGTATCATGGGTTTTAATATTATACCAACTCAACCATTTGGTTTTAATTATCTTGGTGGTAAACTTCTTGCAGGTATTTGTAATTCACATCTTGCGAGAGAAACACTCAACAAGAAATACAATACAGAGTTCTGTATGTTTGAAACTACATCATTGTATGGTTCATCAAAGACTACATCGATGTATGATGGCATGAAACCTTATCTGAGATTTATAGGACTTACTGATTCAGATTTTGTTCCTTCAATCAATGATGAGAAGTATGCATTTCTAAAAGAATGGTTTGAGAATAAGAACAATGGCAAACCATTAGTTCATGAAGATGCATCAAGTAGAAAGTTAAAGACACAAGGTAAAATGATTTCTATTATTAGAAACTCACTAGAGAAAACTCATAGTGAATTACTTAAACCTTTTAAACAATGTTTTGTAGATGCAAAGAATCTTACAGAACGAAAGAGACAATACTTAGGCACTTATGGGTATAAGAATGTCAAAGAGTATATGAATCTAGAAACAGATACATTAGAAAAGAATGTAAACTTTGATAGATTTGAATTTGAGAATGTGATTGCATGGTGGAAAAAACATGCATCGAAACGATTCGAGAACTTAAAGAGAGATGGCAGACTTAGAACTGAACTCGAAGTTTGGACTCAGAATCAGGAGATTGATATAATAAGATGAATAAAAGAAATAATATTTTAGTTAGATTTACAATGTGGGTTGTAGATTGTTGGAGAGTTGTAATGGATGCAAGATATAATCCATTGAAACATATACCTGACCCAAGTCTACAAATGTATTTTACATTAGTATTGTTTGTAATGTGGTCTGTATACTTTGGATTCGTTGCAAGTTATTACATGGGTTGGTTAGGTTATGATATCGTAGTGAGTATTATAGTTCACATGGGTGTTATTATTCCTATCGGTTTTACTAACGCAATATTCATGGACGCTGAAAGAGAAAACGCACCATGGTTATACAGATGGAAACTAAACAGAGATTTAGATAATCAAGATGCGAATCTAAAAAAATCTAATTACGAAAAACGCATCAAATGGGATATCGATAGAGAGGCATGAGAAAAGGATTTACATGTGGTGCATTTGACTTGCTACACGCAGGTCATATTGTAATGTTGAAAGAGGCAAAAGAAAATTGCGACTATCTAATTGTAGGTTTACAAACAGACCCAAGTATCGATAGACAAGAAAAAAATCAACCAGTGCAATCAGTATACGAAAGATACATGCAACTACAGGCAGTAAAGTATGTCGATGAGATTATACCATATGACACTGAACAAAGTCTGATTGACTTACTAGAGTCAACAGAAATACATTTAAGATTTGTAGGCGAAGACTATGTTGAAAGAAATTTCACAGGCAAAGGTCTTCATGAAATTTATTATACAAACAGACAACACTCGTTTAGTAGTAGTGGTCTAAGACAAAAGGTGAGTCAATCATGAATATAACAATAGCAAGACTTCGTTCATTTGTAAAATACAATGGACCTTTAGAAACAGTATTAGATAGTTTCTTTGAAAACTATGTAAAGTGGATGCAAGCAAATCCACAATACAACTATGATACTTACAATGTATCATTTGATAACACAAGACCAAAGAGAACACCTGAGACAATCAAGTGGGCAGATGTGATTGTGATACCAAGTGATAGTGAGTTTAGATATCATGGTGAACTACAGATGAATCCAAAAGACTTGGCGAAGTCTAACGAACATATGGATGAGATTAGACCATACTTTGAAGGCAAAGATGTTATTATGTTCTGTAGTGATAGAGCAGATACAGAAGAACTGTATCGCAATGAAGTATTCAAAGGTATCAGATTAAAATCATTCACTAAGATTGACGAGATAGATTTTAGTGGCAACATTCACGGCATGAAGTATCACTTCATAAACACCTTGAAAAACCCTTTGGCGGAAATGGTAGGTTCAACGAAGACAATCGACTTTGGATATTGGGGTCGTATGAAACACGGTCATGATAGAGAGAAGACTATACGCCAGATTTATCGAAGTGAACTTTCATGCCAACTTATTGGTGGTATGCCATCAGGCGTAGAGAGAAAATCTAAATGGATAAAAGATTGGAAGAAACTTTATCCTTTACTAGAACCATGCAGAACAACTCTATGTTTTAATTGGTTAGATGAAACTGCAACAACATCTAGATATGTCGAGGCACTTGCGATTGGTATTGTGCCGATGGTATGGCGTAGTTATGATGTAAACAATACATATGTTATTGATGATTGGCAAAGAGTTAAAACATTTGAAGAGTTTGAAACTAAGGCAATGATGTTAAGAGATGATAAGTTTCATGAAGAAAGATTAGAAATTGCAAGAAAAAACTATGCAAAGGTTCACTTATCAGAAGAAGAATACTATAAAGAATTCGAAAGAATGATGAACAATGCTATTTAAAGAAGTATATCAGGTTGTAGAAAACCCACACGAACAAGATGCAGGTATAGAGATTATATCTGGTGAGTGGGAAGGATTAGTATATCAATATGGTGATGTTCAGTTTGTAGATGGCGAACCTCAAATGAACTTCAAAAGAACAATTAGAAGATTACCAAAAGATGTAGAACCTTCTGAGGAAGCGATTGAAGAATTACTAAATAATAGTGAACTCAATAACTTAATGGGTGATATACTTGTAGAACTCATACAAGAACAAATCAAACGAGAGGAAAAAGATGGCAAGAATAAATCTTAAATTTAAGAAAGGCACTGACGGAAATGGCAATGATATAAACTTTTATTTCAATTGTGAAGAATCAGATGAGACAACTTTTAAGGCAGCTAAAGTTAGTGATGGTTATACTTTTGTAGAAAAGAAAGACCCCGATATGTCTAACGCAAAAGCTGATAGTTCATAATGAATGTAAGACAACACAAGTTTATTGACACCACAAACAATGAAGAAGTATATCACCTTATTGATTATACTGATGAATCAGAGTATGCTGGTAAAGTTTTAGAAGTAATTGAAACAGTTAAAGATGTAGCAACATTAGAGGACTCAGGAGAGTATAGACAACTATGAATATAGAATTATTAAAAGAACAAATTAAAAGACATGAGGGTGAAGTCCTCGAAATTTACGAAGACTCATTAGGGTATCTTACCTTAGGGGTTGGTCATCTTATTAGAGAAGATGATGAAGAGTTTGGTGAACCAGCAGGCACACCAGTCTCGCAAGAAGTAGTAGATAGATACTACGATGCAGATTTTGATAAACATGTAGATGAAACAATACATGTTTGTGAAAATAATAATATAGATTTTGATAATCTTCCAGAAGACATTCAACATGTTCTAGTGAATATGTGTTTCAACCTAGGTGCAAATCGTTTAGGTAAATTTAGAAACATGTTGTATGCAGTTTCAGTTAGTGATTGGCAAGAAATGTCAAATCAAATGGAAGATTCAAGATGGTATGGACAAGTGGGCAGAAGAAGTAAAGAATTACAGGAACTGGTTCTCGCTTGTGAAAGTTAATTGTATACGCCTAGATACAGGTGAAGTTTTAATTGGTTGGGTAAAGAAACTTTGGAACGGAGATTATCGTATCGAAGATGCCCACATTTGTATATCGGAGGTAAAAGATGGAAACATGGAAACGAATATGGCGCCATGGATTCCTTTTGCCAAAGAATACACCTTCGTTATCAAAAAAGGACTTATACAAACAGTATTTGAAGCGAAGCCGCAACTCGAAACTAATTTTAAGATTGCGACAGGAAATAACTCGATTAGAGGACAAGTGAGGAAATAATATGGTTGATTTTATGAATAAAGTTCTCAGCGCTCAGGTAAAACAAGCTGATGCGATGATAGAAAAACACAAAGTAAATATAGAAATTTTAACAAAGAACGCAAGTGGTGTAGCAGAACATCCAGATACAATGAAAACTGTAGAAGATGAATTAGCTCAAATCGCACATTGGTCAGATATCAAGTCTGCCGCCTTGAATAATTTCGATTTCGAACACAAAAGAACATTGACAGAATAGACTCCATTTAGTATAATTACATAATGGATTTCTACACTAATGTCTGCCGGTCTCGTGATAAAATTCTTGCAATAGGATATCAAAACGGAAAGAAACAAAAACTTTCTGTATCATATAGACCAAATCATTATATACCATCGAAGAAAGGCGCATCGCCTTACAAGGCACTCGATGGTCGACCACTTGAAGTTGTCAATCTCAACTCAATGGGTGGCGCTCGTAAGTTCAAAGATAAGTATCAGAACATCGATGGTTTCGAAGTTCATGGTTATGATAGATACATCTACACTTACATATCAGATAAGTTTCAAGGCAAGATAGAGTTTGACCCTAGTCTAATTAAGATTGCGACACTCGATATTGAGTGTGAATCAGAGAATGGTTTTCCAGAACCAATGCAGGCAATCGAGAAAGTAAATGCAATATCAATCAAACCATTTGGCAAATCATGTGTTGTTTTTGGTATCGGTCCATGGCAAACAGAATCAGATGTAGTCTACTACGAATGTTCAAACGAACAAGACTTGTTGATGAAGTTCGTAAAGTATTGGCGAGAAGAATGGTTTGATATTATCACAGGTTGGAATGTAAACCATTTTGATATTACATATCTTTGTAATAGACTTGATAGATTATTCGGCGAAGACACTCACAAAAAATTATCACCATGGGGTATGTCAAATGTTCGTGAGTTTACTAACTATGGTTATCAAAAGAATCAAGTATTTGATTTGAGTGGTGTCAATGTAGTTGACTATCTAGAACTATACAAAAGGTCTACATTTCATAATCAAGAATCATACAAACTAGATTACATTGCACACTTTGAACTAGGCAAAAAGAAACTAGACTACTCAGAGTATGGGTCACTTCATACTTTATATAAGAACAACTATGCAAAGTATCTTGAATATAATGTTCGTGATGTTGTTCTCGTAGAAGAACTAGAAGACAAACTAGGTTTCTTAGACTTGACTCAGGCAATGGCATATGATGCCAAGTGTAATTACATTGACACATTCGGCATGGTGAAGTATTGGGAAACTATCATCTATAACTTCTTAAAAGATCAAGGCATACAAACACCACCACAAAGACTCAAGACAGGTAACGATAAGAACAAACCTATTGCAGGTGCATATGTAAAAGAACCACTTGTTGGTGGTCACAATTGGGTCATGTCATTCGACTTGAACTCTCTATATCCACATCTGATAATGCAGAATAATATTTCGCCTGAAAAGATGGTCAA